GTCAGCAGTGGCAGCATTGTTCAACACCTCCACGTCGTCAGCGATGATCTCGTCAGCACGGCTACCAGTGAGCTGACCAGTGATACCCACAGACTTCACTGAGGGGCTTTGGTCAGCAGTTGCTGGCCCTACGTCGAACTCAATACGGCTCTGTCGCTGCTCTTCCCTTGGTCTCAGGAAGGCTAGGATGTCCATCTCCTGAATCAACCGCATGGTGAAGGTGGAGAAGGCATCTGCTCGTGCTTTCGAGGCAGAGACGACAAGAAACTTGAGCTGCGGATTACAATAGAGCCGCCAAAGGACGTAGGCTGACGTGATGAAGGACTTGCCGACACCTCGAAACGCCTCGATGGCAATCTTGGAGGGTCCATGTTGGAGGAAGTAGGCAATGTCGTACTGTATAGGGGTAGGGTCAGGCAGACCAATATGCTTCCAGACAACATAGAGAAACTTTCTGAAGTCCTGTTTGAGTGGGTCTAGCTCAGTCATTGGCCCTTATTTTTTTGGCAAGCTCTGAATAGCTCGCAGGGTGGACCCCATCCTTACCGGGGGTAAACGTAACTCTTACATCACCGTAATAGTTAGCCACTTGTCTAACACTATGTGACGCTCCGTTAGCAGGGATTACCCACACGTAGGCCCCACAGAAGGCATTACGCCTGATCTGGTGGAGGTTGATGGACAGGGCAGGGTTGTCAGGATCGTTGGAGCCAGCAGAGATGATGCACACGGCTCGATACGAGCCCTTGGCAAGGTGCACAATCTTTGCTGACGGTGCTCCAACGTAGGCTCTTTGCTCACACTTGAGGGGCTTTGTCAGCCCTGTGGCAATAGAGTCACCAATGGTCACACAATCCATCAATGGATGTGCTCCTCATCGTCATCAAATGTAGGCAGTGCAGCCACGAGCTTCCCAATAGGGTTCTCTTCAGTAGCTACTGCCTCGATACCGTTGTTCTGGAGGAACTTAATGGCTGCATTGATGTCCGCAGGGGAGGCTTCACCAGTAGCAATGCGACGGGTTAGCTCCTCTGCGACCATCTTGTGAAGCTCACCAAGCACCTCATCGGTAGCTCGCTTCTTCATTTAGGCCATACTCCTAGCCACGGGGACAGCTTTGCGATGAAAGCACCCACTGTGGATGAGATACCAGCGACCAACATGAGGGTCTTCCACCCACCTTTGGCCTGTTGAAGGGTCTCACGGATGACTTTAAGGTCTGATTTGACCTCATCCATGTCCCTCCGCATGTGCTCTAGCTCTGTGCTCAGCACTGCGATTTTGACTTCATGTGGCACATCGTTCACTTAGTGACCCCCTTGACCTTCTCAAAGGTACGGAAGCCAGCAATGCCGAGCATACCGAACGTAAGAGACATGAGTGAGTCAGCGTCAAACTTGGGCAGGAGGATCACAACGCCATACATCTGGGCGATCCACTGCACCACAGGTGCGATGACATAAAGGAAAGCGAAGGCAAGAGCGCACGACCAGCCAATGGCAGGACGCCAACCAGCGACAAACACGCTGGGGTTCTTTGCTTCTTCGACGTTAATAGAGACCTGACCCTTCATTTCTTCAATGGAGGCTTGTAGAAGCGTGGCTTCAGCCTCAAGCTTAGCTCGCTCACGAGCAGCCGGGTCAGGAATGCGGTCCACTAACTTGTCAATCAGTGGGCCTAAGATTGGAATGAGCGTTGCCCACATCATGTGTTCCATAGCTCCACTTCGCCGCTACGCCTGTTGGTGAGACCCTTTACCACCTGACCCTTCACCTTGTTCCAGCGCATGAGTTCAGAAGGTACACTAGCGTAATCACCAGCGTTCAGCTTGCGAAGTAATGTTGAGTTGTTGAAAGCTCCTCGTCCTACATTGTAAGCAAAGACGACAAGGGCATCGAATTGGTTATCCGTCAGCGGGACTTTGACAGCTTTGTCCACACCGTCAGCAAAGACGGCAACGTCCTCACGAAGGAGGCGGTCAGCTTCGTCTTGTGTGATGGTCTGATTGGGACGTGCGGTGCGTGTATGGCCGTAGCCAATGGTCCACACCCCGCCAACATCCTTGTAGGAGGTAAGTTTACACCCCTCCCACTTCTTCAAAAGCGCCAGTCCCGCCTCGTTGAGGCGTCTGGTCATCAGGAGAGTCGCTTCAGCTTGTAGAGAGTGTGGAGATAGAGGCCAACAAGGTCGTCAATCATGTTCTCAATAGCTGGAACGCCCTTGGCGATCTCAGAGCGGTTCTTGGTGATCCACGCTGCGTCCACTGTGATCAGCGGGACAAGAGCAGTGACCTTAGGAGCGATGTCTCTAGGCTCACCAATGTCACCAAAGTAGGCAATGTAGGCTTCTACGATACCGTCGAGCTTGTCGATAATGCCATCATAGAAGTCACCCAAGGCCGAGTGGCGAGCAAATGAGCCTACACCTGTGGTCTTCCAGTGCTCAAGGTGAGCAAGGTTGCGAGCCGTGAAAACACGGCCAATGAGTTCTTCAATCATAATGTATCCTGAAATGAGGGAGAGGGCTTAAACAGCCCCCTCACCAAAGTTCCAATCAAACTGAAGAGCAGCAAGCTCCTCAACAGTAGTACAGGCTGTAATGGCAGCTTCGTGCTCGTTACTGCGAGTACGGATAGCCGCACGGTCAGCTAGGGTAGCTTCGTCAACAGGTTTGACACCTTCGGACGCACGTACCACCTTCCAGTCGGATTGTGCGAGCAGGGTGCCAGCGGTTGTTTTCACTTGTGAGACCATCATGGATTTGAGAGCATCAAGGTCCTTAGGGTTTGAAGTGTACGTCCCGTCACCATTGTCAGTGACCCAGTAGAACCTGTCGTCAGGACGGGTCTGCTCGACCACTTCAGTGATACCAATGGAAGCTTTCTCCTCAGCAGAGGACAAGCGAAGCCAGTTGGCAGGGTATCGAACGCCCTCATACTCAAATGGAGTATCAATGGCGAGGGCTTTGCCATTAAGTAGAAACATGAGTTACCTCGCGAGAGCGTATTTGAAGGGGTTTTCAGCAAAGGCTGCGTAGACAAAGGTTCGTGCAGAACCGTTTGAATCCGTGTCTGCGGTTCGTAGCTTGAATCCGTTTGAAAGAACATCAATCATCAGGATACCGTCAGCCGCTGTAATTTCGACAGCATTAGAGTTTGGTTGTAGAACGTCGTAAATCATATTGAAGCGGCTTCTAGCTGTGTCATACACAAGCCAATTTGAGCCTACTGAAGTTGACTTGACCAGTAGATAACGTGGCCTAAATCCACAATACACAAACGGGCCATCGGCAGAGCCGTTGCCTGTATAGCTGCCAAACTTGGAGAACCCAGAAACGTCAGCCCAGCAGTAGGCCACGTATGTGCTGCCGTTGGCGTTTACGTTGGTTCCGTTGCTTACGTAGAACACAGATGACGTTGGAACAGACTGTGCTGAGTCTAGCTTTGCTCCTGTATCGAACGCAAAGTAATCCAAGCTACCATCAATCACAGTTGTGTAGATGTTCCACGCAGCCGCTACATCACGGCGTTTGATGATGATGAAAGTAGGTGCAACGCCAAGACCGTGTGATACGGAACGTCCAGCAACACCGTTACCTGTGTAGGTTACAATGTCAAAGCCGGGTGTTGCACCCTTCTTCCATTGCCAACCAACAAAAGTTTTTGTGCTTTCATTGACAAACAAATTTGCGTCAGCGCCCAAAGCAAACCCGTCAGAATTAAACGCAGTCACGCTTGCGTTAAATGTATTTTCAGCGTTTGTGTTGTTGCTTTGCAGCCCTTTGTTTACACCTCGACTTGAGTCGAAGAGACCATGACCGTAAGCAGCAGAGCGAGATTTGATCCAAACAAGGTCAGGTTGAAAAGAGCCACTGTTGGTAATTTTTTGCGTACTGCTATTACCAGTGTACGTTGTCACATCCATCCACGCATTACCCTTCACAATCGTTGGCGTCGGAAGGTTCTGCGTGTTGAGCGCCTTGAATCCAGAGGG